AGTCTTTCCGGTTCGAGATTCTCCATATAAGCAAATGGACATGCATCTGCCTAGATAAGTTAGCACGCGGCCGAGAGCTTTGCGCGGAGGGAGGGGTGGCGGCCGGGGGGGGGGCCCCCCGACGCGCAATGCGGAACCCTAGTAGAGTTTTGGAATGCCCCGCCCATTGGACCGACTTACCTAGTGGTGGTTGTCCCAGTCCGATACCAGATTGCGATAACCAATCATCTCTGCCATCAATATCTCCTCGCACGAATTCGATTCCGTTGGGTGATTCATATGCGGCAGGCACAGTTCTGAACTTCCAGTCACAGTACTTCTGAAGTTGGGTGAAATTACATGCCGCACTTTTGGGATCCAGTTCATGTACCAAGTCCCAAAACTGTTCACGATTCTCAGCACTCGTGATTGTAGTCCATCGATGTACAAGCGAAGAAGTTCCTGCTCCGCTCTGCCCGGGACGGTCCAAGCTGCAGAATACGATGTCGCCATCTTTGATCGCATAATCGTAACCCTTTCCTGGTGTTCCCTTAGAAGGCGAGATATTGGGATGGTGACCGTCAACATCAAAGACATCAGCTCTTCGGAATCTGGCCTTCCTCCCAAAGTCAACGAAGCAATGGAGATGAACTCCTCCATCCGCGTGACTTTCTCGTCCAATGACCAGGCTGTATCCACGAGATGAAAGGCTGTCTCCAACGCGTTCACCGGAGAGTGTACCAGATTGAGCGTAAGTGAGGAGAGCATATCGACAGTGTAGATCGAAACGTGACATGAGTGAAAAAGTCCCTGGGCAAAATAATGTTATAGCCCAGGGACAGAGGGACACTCTGTTCCTATATAAGCTGATAGCTTTGGTACGTGTCGGGCCACAGTCATGCCGTCTTACCCACAGTACCGTACTTGTTCGTGTTCACAGTGGACACGTCATGCCGACTCGTGTCCGGAAAACAAAGCGACGCGCGTCGTATCGCCCGAAGCGGCGATATACCCGCACAACACGCGGCAGAAAATCAGGCCGATCTTACGTCGGGAGGAAGCGACCCTATCGGAAGAGAATGTCGAGAAAGGCTGTCCTCAATGTCACCTCGACAAAAAAGCGGGATGTGATGATTGGTGGAACCACATTCCCGCCTCTGATTGGGAATGTTGGAGCTCTGACAGTGACAGCGGACATTCCGGCAGTAGTTCTATGGAACGCGTCAGCACGGAACTTGGCGGACACACCGACCAGCGCGTTCACGATGGCGGGAACGAATCAGAGAACAAGAAGTGATGTGTTCTTTGTGGGCGCTAAGGAGAAGATTTCTATTCGAACTAATACAAGTGCTGCCTGGAGGTGGCGTCGTATAGTGTTTACACACAAGGGGCTGTTGCCTGGATTCGAATTTGATGACCTTGCAAGAACTTTCTTTCAGGTCACTACGGCATCGGGATTGGTGGAGATGCAGCGTCCTGTGGTGGCGCTGCCATTTCCATTGACCGCGAGTTTGTATGAGTACGTGTTTAGGGGGTTCGGAGTAAACAATGTGTCTGCTCCGCCCCGGGATTGGGTGGACCCCATGACTGCGCCTGTTGATACAACGCGTATCCTTGTTATGTCGGATATGGTGAAAACGATCAACAGCGGCAATGATGCGGGTATTGTCAGGACGTTCAACATGTGGCATCCTGTTAGGAAGAACATCAATTATGCGGACAATGAAAATGGTGGAGAGATGACATCATCTCCACTTAGTACGACATCACGACTTGGCATTGGAGACATTTATGTTATGGATTTGATCACCGGGAATACGGAGGATGCAGGTGATATTTTGGATTGGTTGCCAACATCTACTGTGTATTGGCACGAAAAATAGGTTGATCTACTTCTACAAAAATGCAATTTTTGTTCATCCAATCAACATCTGCCTGTGACATTTCATCTCGTGGATCAGTGTTGCTGAGCCAGATTGAAGGTTTACCCCATCTAACCAGTTCTGGTTCCTTGTAAAGACATTTGACAGTGACATAAGCTTGGCAACCCAACCATTCTTTGAAAGAAGGAAAAAATTTGATTCCACCTCTGATGTCATCGAACACTGCATATTCAGCCTGAGGTGCCTTTAGGCACTCTGTGCCGGACACCAGTCCGACGCAGTAGATATGGCTGCCCAAAGATCTTGCCCAAAGAGTCTTTCCGGTTCGAGATTCTCCATATAAGCAAATGGACATGCATCTGCCTAGATAAGTTAGCACGCGGCCGAGAGCTTTGCGCGGAGGGAGGGGTGGCGGCCGGGGGGGGGGCCCCCCG